TAGCGTTAGCTTCAATGGAAAGTATACCATCAATGGTACGTCTCCAGTCTTCTTCTAATGCTATGATACCTACATTGTCCTGTGTTTGTTTCACAAGCCAATGCTCTATCTCTCTGGTTACACTAGACTTACCAAGTCCTGTTCCACCTGTAAGAGTTACAAGCTCACCTTGTCTCAAGCCATACAGCTTTTTGTTGAGTCCTTCATAGGGATAAGGTATGCTTTGTTTCTTCTCACGATTATGAAACTTCTCACGTTGCTCTGTAACATTTATAACACCGGATGGTGTGTAGACTTTAGCAGACCACCAAGATTCAACGAAGTCCTTATGTCTGTTAGACTTAAGCATATCGTTAGGGTCTTTGAACCCATTGGGAAGTGTGAGTATCCTAGCCTTTCCGGGCTTGAAAAGTCTTGCAACCTTTACTGCTGCATCCTTTCCTGCTTTATCATTATCAAAAGCAACGATCACGTTTTCAAAGTTATCAAAGAACTCTAAGCTCTCCTTGATATCTCGTACTGCACCTTGTGCTCCACGCTTAATGGATACGACTGCCCACTTACTACCAAGTAGTTCATAGGCTGCCATAGCATCACACTCCCCTTCGGTTATGGTGACATACTTGCCACCCTTAAACAATTGCTGACCAAACAATCCGGTGTCATTGTAGCTACCAGATACAAAGAAGTCTTTGGTTAAAGAGTTTCTACATTTAGTAGCTGATAATTCATGTCCGTTATAATACGGATAGAAATGTTTAATGACCTGACCTTTTAAGTCTTGAACAGCTTTGACCCCAAACTTCTGTGCAGTTGCTTGAGATATTTTTCTGTCAGTCAATGCAATGAAGTTACCCTCAGTCACATTGTCAGGTTGTTTAGTTTGAATTGTTTGTGTTTGTGTCATAGTTCTTCCATTACATGCTTGTTCATAGTTAGGCATAAATTCTCCACAACTGAAACACTTTGCTGAGCCATCTTGATTGACTCCTACAGCATCACTGCTGTTGCAAAGTGGACAGGGTTGTTTTAACTTATCCCAAGTTGTATCATTCATGTTAGCCCTCCTCAAAGACTATTCGTTAGTTGATTCCTCTTCTTGAGTTTCCTCTGCTTGAGGTTCTGGTGTGTCAACAATAGCTTCGTCTCTAGACTTAAGCAACTCTTCTAAGTTTGCACGATGTGTGCGACTTGCAAAGTCTAAAGCTTCAATAACTACCTGTAAGTTTCCAACTTTCTGTACGATAACAGTAGCTTCTTGCTTTATGCTATCATCTTCAATGTTGTTCACATCATAAGTAGTTGTTCCATCATCATTGTTAATTGTAATAATCATAATTAAAACTCCTCGTTATCTGAATCACCTTCAACATACTCTACTAAGTTCTCTACCTTAACAGCCATGAGTTCAGCGAACTGACCATAGTCATTCTTATAAGGCTTGATCTTAACAACAACTTCTGAACCATTGCCTACGCTAACATCCATGTCAGCACCATCGGTGTCAACAAGTTTAGGTGCAGCATTTGCAGTGCCATCATTTCTTGTAGCTCTCTTGCTAAAAGTAAATGCAGGTTCATCATACTTAGGCTGTCCTGCTCTGTCTCTAACTTGATTAAGACCTATGCCTTCAAGTTTAGATGCAGTATCAGGGTCTGTAAGAACAGTCAACCCATACTTGTGAGGTTGGAACCTCGTGTTTGGCGATGTGATGTTTGCCCACATTGCCTTACCTTTTACATACTCATACATATTATTTCCTCCATCGGTTTGTATTAAGTGCACACATTATATCATACTTTTGTATGAAAGTAAAGTGTTTGGTTAAAAAAAGTTAAGCCGGTTTTAGAGTGGCACAAGACCGGAAACTTGTAGATATTATAAGTTAAATAAAGGAGGGCAAAACTTCTTATAATATACCTTTTAATTAATCCCTAATAGCAGTCAATATCTCTTCCCAAAATGTTAATGAAGTTTCGTTAAGTCGTACCTTAAAAGTATCATCTAACTTTTCCACCACATGCCCTACATTTGGGTAGTTCTCTATCATATACTGTCCAAACTTTCTGTACTCATCACGAGTAAGAATTTCTGTACGATACTGATCTCTTTCTGCTAAGTAGTTCATCTTAATAAGCGTGTATTATAACATAAGTAAAAGACATTGTCAATATTTAATTTCAAAATATTTAAACAGCTTCCTGTGTTGACCACCATATAGGCTTAGCTCTATTGCGTTCCCATTTGGCGTAGTGTTTTTCGTTAATGCAGTAATCACGATAAGCAATAATAGCATCCTCATTTTTATACTCCTCCGGCATAGCCTGTGCTAGTGGTGTTAGACTTGTATGTGTAATATTGTCTGGCATCTTGCTCAGTGGTTCTTCTAGCTTGACAACACTTGCATGTTTCCTACCATACCTGTACTCATACTCCATACCTAATGCTAGGAAGTGTCGATACAACCATGAGTAGTTAGAGCTAGATTCTCTTGCCCAGATTGTGCATGGATGATTCCAGTATGCACGTTTGTAAAGTCCATTAGCATCTGCATACTCATCACCATCTAGTTCTCGGTGTGCTGTGCATAACATCTGTGCTGTTTCTAGTGGCATCTTGACTAACATCTTATCAGGCTGTGCTTCTGCTGATATAGTCGGACACTCATCAAAATAAAATATGTTCATTAAGCTTCTCCAATTAAAACAACTTCACCATGTAGTTCGTATCCACTTTGTCCTGTGTTAGCTACATCAATTCTATCTATCCAATAATTTTCTAAATTGTAATCAGAGTTGTTAGGATTGTTTTCTAACACACGAACATTTAAAGTTTTGTCAGTGATAGTGTTTAGATTATCTATTAAATCTTGTACTGTCATTCACCACCTTCAATTTTAAATGCTTCGTTAAGATGATACAGTAAGTCTGATATAGCATGTACATCTTGAATATCAATACCACCATACTCAAACAAACTAGTAACACCACTTTTAGATTTACGATAGTTCTTTTTAATCCATTTCAAATGTCTTTCTGAAATTTTAATTGTTATTTTTTTCTCGTTCATTTACCTTGCCCTCGATATTTTTTGAAGTTGCTTTTCTTGTTCTTGTTCATGGTAGAGAAAGCAACATTACCTCTACCTTGACTTGTCTTTTTACCTCTGCCTGTTGTTGCAGGTGTATGTGTACTCTTAGTCCATGTCTTCGCCATACCTATTCTCCTCTATTGTTGCTCTGCGTTTGTCTCTGTACTCTGTAACCCTTCGCCCATCAGCATAGTCAACTATTTGTTTATACCATAACCCATCCTTGTACCTTGTGTCAATAGCTACAATTTGTTTAGCTTGTTTTTCTAGCTCAAGTATTTGTCTTTGCTGCTCAACAGCATCACTGTGTTGTGTCATTTTGTTCCCTCTCTTTTTTAAGTTCCATCAACTCATCCCACTTGTAATACTTCTGTGTCTCTGCATCCCAAAAGTTTCCTTTGTTTGTCATAGGTGTAGGTATATGTGGTTCTATCTTTTCCTCATCCACTAAGTACATATATAAAACTGTTGTTGATAATAATATAACAACACCTACAACTATTAATATAAATTCCATAACTCTATCTCCTATATAGATTTTTCAAAATTACTACTGCTTGTAATACTTTTGAATTTAACACCCAACAACTTATGTATCCTGTCTTCAAACAAACTAACTTGATTCATTATCTCAGCTTGTTCACGTGGTGTAGCGTTTGTGAATCCCTTATCCATATGAACCTCTGGATTATCAAACAGCTTCATCAAGTAATCAGACACTTGGTGTTTAGCATAAACCCTTGGTGTCACTTTCTTTCCGTTGTACTCAATCATCTTCTTCTTCTGCTCTAACAACATCCTCATCTTTTAGATAATCAAATTCATTAGGTAATGTACCTACTAAACTTGCATCCTTATAGTAGTTATCTATAAGATTATTAATATAATCATCCATAAACTTTATCCTTATTATTTTATATAAATTATTAATATAATTAATTATTATTTTCATTAATGTTTTAACTTGTAAAAGATTATAACATATTTTTTAACAAAATGCAACTTATGTGACAGTAAAATTAATGACTCTCTCAGATCGTTTCTAAGCATAAGGTTAATTAAAAGGTAGGGAATACCCTTAGTACCTAAAAGAACGTGCAATACACGAAGCCACATGCTCTTCTACAAGCATGTTTATCTCCATCTCTGATAGAGAATCTACATCTCTATGATTTATTACATAATTATGGGTAGAATCTAGCAACAAATGTTGCGTTATATCTGTCAATTTACTGTACAAATTTCCAAAGTCTCGGCATAAAATCTCCTCAACTCTGGAATGCCATGTACCTTTTTCTATTCTTTTCATATTACTTTCTCCTGTTAAAATCTATCTCACCTGTATCAACATCAGCATAGATTAATTGTATCTTAGTGTTGAGTGCATCTTCAAGTTGTTTTTGATTAGGTCTAAGTATCCTATTGATTTTAGTCCCATCAGTTCTCCTTGCCAATGCCTTAACATCTATCAACATCATGTCTCCATCCTCGTTGATGGCTACCATATCAATCATACCTTGACTTTGATCTTCACTAAAGACTTGATACCCTTGTTTGATTAGAAAATTATGTACCAAGTTTACAGCGATCATACCTCTACCATGTTTTTCATAACTCATTTTGCAAACTCCACACATCCATTAGCTAGATCATAATAATTACCATTACTATCTAACTTAAAAAATTGTTCTTGTTCTTCATCTGTTAAATCAAAAGATGTTGCTTCGTTAAAAGATACACCCTCTTGATCATCAATGTATCCATATTCATCATCATCACGATCATCTATTACAATGTTTACAGGTAAAGATATCCCTCCAAAGGTCGTCTCCTTAAATTCAACATCATAAGGATTAAAACCTAACTCATCCACTGACCAGAATAAATCTGTTTGTGAATTGATGTTAGTAATCAACCCTACATATCCTTGTGTTTTATCTTTCGTTAATACTCTAAATAAAAAGTTTTTCATTTCTCCATATCCTCCAATATTTGAGCAGACATTTCATCATCTTGCTCTTGTTGTTTAACAAAGTCTAACCACTCTTGACTGTTCTTGTCAACAGTATCAAACCATTCTCTAAATACTTTACTCATCTTCATCCTCCTTAACAACAGTAATAATATCCAATAGTTCTGCATTTTGATACAGTTCTACAGGATGAGTATTAATATTTTCTAATACTCTATCGTTTTTAATATCATCAGCACTTACTTTTACTTTGTAATAACAAGTCTGCTTAATTACTAATTCATTCATCTTTATCCTCCTTTTAAAATTAAGTGGTAGTTTTTTTAAGCAGGTCTACCAACTACTACCTATCTCGGAATTATACTCTTGCTCTAGGCTCTCAAGAGTTTTGTCCTTCTTTCCTCGGACAAATTTGTAGTTAGTGCATGGTGGTTTAGTTCTCATTTACTTTTATCCTTAACTCGCACTTCAGACATATAAGACCAGTGGGATTTTACAAAGGCTCACTCCTAACTACAAAACTATCTTAACATACCTCCTTTTAAATTACAACCCTTGTTGTTCATATCTTTTATAAGCTTCAATCTCTGCATCCTCAAAACTCATACCCTCGTCTACACACTCGTCAAACAAGCGTTCAAGGACTTGAGAATTGTGATCGTCTGCATCAACTATCATCTTCAGTCTCTGTTAGTTTAACCTCGTTAAAGTCTTCATCATAAGCTTGTACTTTATTTGCCCACTTCCAATCGGTATCACATTCTTGGTATATGTCGGTCTCAATAACTTCTCCATTTTTTAATTCAATAGAAAGTGTTGTCCACTTAACATCATAGTCTGCTACATCATCCCAATCTATACCCAAATCTTTTAAATCATATTGTAAGACTTGTGTATATTGTGCTTCAATAAATCTTGGTTTACTCATCTTCTACCTCCAATAAAGTGTATAAAGTTTACTGTCTACCCCATCATAAGAGATACCCATATCAGTATAATAAATATTCTTAGTCAAGTAAGTTCTCTTATCACTTCCTCGTCTATAGGCTCTTTCTTTTATGGCTACCCTAAACTTAACCCCAAGAATATTAAAGTGTTTAAATACTCTATCGTTTCCTCGTGGCTCTTTTCTATCTGTAAATATTTTAGTTTTCATTTTATTTTTCTCCTTTATTGTTTAAAAATTTAACAGTATCATCATACTCTTTTTCTGTCAAGTAAGAATATGATTTTAAAAATTCTTCTTTTGATAGCAACCCAAAGTCTGCCATTTTTTCTTTATCATCTACAAACATAATGTTTTCTCCTATTAGTAAATAATGTTTATGATAAGCATACCACATATAATATGATATGCAACGATTAAATTATATATGTTCTTTTCAATGAGATTAATTAACATAATGCTTTCTCCTTGTCATATTCCTTGCCAAAGTTTCGCAATCTTTTAAAATCTTTCTCATCTCTGACTTGCTCAACTTTTGATTGTAGGTTCTGACAATCTCTCTATGTACATAGTCATTGTATAATTGTTTGGTTAGTTTATCCATGATTTATTTTACCTCCAAGTGTCCTATTAAATTTCCGTAAACATCAAATAAATAATTATTCATTTCACAAAAGTCTATTTGATCTTCTAAATCCATGTCAGCAAAATAATCATATTTAATAATTGTATTTCCATTTTCATCTTCATCTTCATAATCAAAAGGTGTGTCATACATTTCATATGTAAATTTTTGTTTGGCTTTATTGTTTAATTCTTGAAACTCATAAGCTTTAATTTTAATTATCTTACTCATAATTTATTTTCTCCTAAAATGGTGGTAGTTTATGGGGATTTTCTCCCACTTCTCCGAAGTAAACTACCAAATCTCCCACCTCTAAGTTAAATTAGCTAGGAAGTTTTCAGCTAATACATACATTAAAAACCATAGATTTTTAAATGTCAATAGTTTTTACAATTATTTTTCCTCCTCCTCCTCTTCCTCCTTGTTTTACTTATAATATAATATAACTAATTTATATAATCATTCATTCTAAGACTTTCTAAGCCATTTTTTATTAAGTCAATACTAAACCTTAGACCAAGCCAACAAAATGCCATACAGAGCATTCTGAGAGTTGTATATATATACAGTACTTTGCTTATGTTTTTTTAATTTTACCTATTGACACATTAAAAAAAATATGAACGGAACTTTTAAAAAATCTTTACTCTCATTTGTAAAGCTTGTCAAGTGATATAGTTTTTATAATAAAAGCCTTGTAAAGTGTTGACAATACATACAATTTATTTATAATTAGCGTATTAATTTATTTTAAGAGGGTTAAAAAATGTTATATGAACACTATAAAAAACACGCTGAACTAAACCATTTAATTTATTTTGATGGTAAAAATACAACACTTGGGCAAGTCTTAGACGATCATAAAGACTATTTTAATAAACCACCTAGCTATCTATTAGGCATTGATTCAAGCTATAAAGTAGCCAAGGGTAAGAAATTAAAAGTTATTACAGCAATTCAATATTTAGCACCTGATAGAATGGTGACATCTAATACGCTATGTCCTAACGCTGAAAGAAACGGCTGTTCTGATGCTTGTTTAAAAGATTCGGGTAGACTTGGAATGATGAATTCACAAAGAGCTATGATCAACAGGACATTATTTTATTTATATATGAATGATAGTTATTACAGACAATTAAGATATGAAATAGATAAAGCTTATATGACTTATGGCGATGATCTAGCAGTGCGATTAAATGGCACATCTGATATTAATTATAAAGACTTAGTAAAAGATTACCCCCATATACAATTTTATGACTACACTAAAAATAGAAATATGTTAATGAAAAACAAAAACAAAAATCATCATTATACATTTTCTGGTTCTATGTTTAGTGACTACAGCATTAAAGAATTAAAACAAGCAGTAAAAGATAAGCTTAATATTGCACTTGCATTTAATACAGCTAACAGTAAACAAGATACGCTAAAGATTCCCTCTAAATTATTTGGGGTTGAGCTAGTGTCTTTTGATGAGACTGACGCAAGATTTAAAGATGATCAAGGCTCTATAGGTTATCTAACACGCAAGGGTTCAAGTATTAAAGTTAGAAAACAAGATGATCAAGAAATAAATAATTTCTTTATAACTTCATCTAACCTTGAAAGGATTCAAGCCTTAGAAATATAGATTTAAAAAGTTGTCATAAAAGTTTACATTTTTTTTAAAATGTGCTATGTTGTGGATACTTCATTAATTAAGATGAAGCATTTTAAAGGAAATATTATTATGAATAACACTACTACTAGAACCGATATTATTAACGCTTTTCAATCTTTGGATGTAAAAAAGCCTAGAATAACCAAGGGTGCAAAATGGAATGATTTTCAAGTTATTAAAATTGAAAAGCTTAATAATGATTATCAGATTCATTTGCAAGATGGGGACTATCAAGAAGTTAAATCTTGGGAAACAATCAAGCGAATGAATAATTTAAAGGTTGAAGCTATCTTAAAACAATTAGATAACACTCAAGAATTATCCGACCTTTTTGACTTTTACGCTGTTATTTATAATCAGATTTCAACATTTTATTATGATTGTTTAAAAGCTTCATAACATTTAATTAATTTAGAAAGACCCTCTTTTTAGAGGGTTTTTTTATGCCTATAGGAAAGTATCAAGTTTTAAAAAGAATGGCTTAGAGAAGCTTATAGAAGCTTGTAGAGTGTGTGAAGTGTACAAAGCTTGTGAAGTTTATAAAGTATTTAATAATTTATAAGGACTTTATAAAGGGTATCAGCTTTATTAACTAGCTTGTGAAACTTTTAAAACTTGTAAAGCTTGTAAAGTTCGCCATAACTTTTAAAACTTTATAAGGGGCGTTTCTATTTGCCACTTTGTAAAGTGTTTAAAGTTTGTAAAGTTTGTAAAGTCTTGATATGCCATTATAAATTGTAGTGATGTTCCACTATAAGGGGGTAGGCAGGAGCCACCCACCACCCTCCCCCTATATATATAAAACATATACATTTCAGGAAGATTTAGAATATTAACCAGCCCCCTAACTTTACAAAGGTTTCGCCATGTTTGATATATTATTTTGAATAAGTTTGTGACGTAAGACTGGGTGTTAGATATATATATAACCCGGGGGAATCTTACAATTCTATTGTACACATTTTTTACGAGTTTGTCAAGTCATTTGCGAAATAAAGTAAAAAAACTTAATAAAGCTTGACAAGTTTGTAAAATAACTCTATAATAAAGACATGAGCAATAACTATCTACCTGAAACAAAGGATAGACAACTTACTGAAAAGCAGGAAGCATTTCTAGGTCACCTCGTGGACACAGGAGGTAACTTTAAAAAGTCAGCCGAACTTGCAGGTTACTCAGGCAATCACTATCAAGTATTACAATCATTAAAAGAAGAAGTAGTAGATTTAGCCCAGAACGTACTTGCAAGGGAAGCCCCTACAGCAGCGTTTAAAATTATAGAGGTTTTGAAGTCAGATAAGCCTGTACCTCAAGCTAACTATAAACTACAAGCTGCACAAACTATCCTAGATCGTGTAGGGGTTAGTAAAACAGATCGGATAGACGTTAATCACAATACCAGTGGTGGTATATTTATTCTTCCAGAGAAAAAGGCGATTGACATTACAGACGGAGATTACGAGGATATAAGTGAAGATATTTCTAACTGAGATCGAAGCATATGGGACAACATTTGCAGGACCTAATATTATTGCTCCAACGTATGAGAAAGCAGAACAAGCTGCAGCACAGAATAACTTGGTTGTTGTTGGTGAGCTTGATAGTCTCTATGTTGATGATGAGTTAGAATCACATATTAATACTATACCTAAAGAAGAAGATAGGACAATACACTGATGTTATTAGAAAGATTACAACTTAGAAAAGGTGGTAAAGCTAAAAAGAAAAAGTCCACTGTTAACAAAGCAGGTAACTATACTAAGCCCGGACTACGTAAAAGAATATTTCAACGTATTAAAGCTGCTGCTTCACATGGTACTGCAGCCGGTAAATGGTCTGCACGTAAAGCACAAGCACTAGCTAAAGCTTATAAGAAAGCTGGTGGAGGATACAAGTAATGTCAATGTTAAAGAAAGCTCAAAAGTCATTAGTAGAATGGGGTAAACAGAAGTGGGGTACTAAGTCTGGAGAACCTTCTAGTAAGACAGGTGAAAGATATTTACCTGAAAAAGCCAGAGAAGCTTTAAGTGATTCAGAGTATGCAGCTACGACAGCAAAGAAAAGAAAAGATAAAGCTGCAGGTAAACAACACTCAAAGCAACCCAAGAAGATTGCAGATAAAACAGCGAAGTATAGAATGGCTAAAGGTGGTAAAGCAGATGGCAGGTTAAAACGAGCAGGAGTAAGTGGTTACAATCAACCTAAGCGTACTCCCAATCATCCTACTAAGTCTCATATTGTTGTGGCTAAAGTGGGTGATAAGATTAAGACTATTAGGTTTGGTGAGCAAGGAGCTAAGACTGCAGGTAAACCGAAAGCAGGAGAGTCAGCAAAGATGAAAGCTAAACGTAAATCATTTAAAGCAAGACATAGAAAGAACATTGCCAAAGGTAAACTCTCTGCAGCTTACTGGGCTAACAAGGTTAAGTGGTAATGGGTAAACAAATAGGTAGTGACGAAAAACCATTTACATTTAAGTCACCAATTTATAAAAACACACACGGAAGTAAAGGAGCCAATCCTAGACCCGGATTCTATACACAAGACTATAGAGATAACTGGGATAGAATATTTGGCAAGAAAAACAAACAACAAGAGGAACAAGACAATGAAAGATAAAATTGAAAAGAAAATTAATAGTATTATTGAAACCAATGATCTTACAGACATGCAAGTCTGGGGCGTATGGTGTGGTATAGGTTTTATATCAGCCTTCATTATTATGTGGATAGTCTAATATACTAAATTATTTAATATGAGCATACCTGACGGATATATAAAACGAGCAACCTCGACTATTCCGTTTGGGTATGAACTAACATCTGAATATGATTCATTTTTAAAACCTATCCCTGAACAGCTAGATGCTTTACAAATTGCAGAAAATATGATAGTGAACGAAGAGATATCACTACAAGCTGCAGTAGATTGGTTAGAATACAAAACAGATAGAAAAATTTCTACTCCCGGTTTAAAGAAACACATCGATAAAAAATATGGTAAACGACACGAAAGACTGGGAGAAGAATCCTCATCTTTACTTGCAAGATGATGATGGTAATTTCATCTTAAAAAAAGATGGAACTCCAAAAAAGAAAGCAGGTAGACCTAAGACCTCAACAGAAAAAGCTATCAAAGCTGCGAGGGCAACTGTGGGTCGTAAGCAGCGTAATATTAAAAAGCTTGAAGCCAAGCTTAATAACGCTAGACAATCTTTTAAAAAACAAAAAGAAACAATACAGAAACTTGACAAGACTGTAGAAGGTCCTGTCACAACAGACGAACTTGATACGCTTCCTAAAGCTGTACAAGAAAACCTAGACAACCACAAAGTTTTATTTCACGCTAACGAAGGACCTCAGACAGATTTCCTTGCTGCCGGTGAAAAAGATGTACTTTATGGAGGAGCTGCCGGTGGTGGTAAAT